CCACGAAGCCCATATCCAGACCCACTTGGCTTTCATGCAAGACCCGAAGATTCAGAAGCTGGCGGCGCAAAGCCCGAACGCCAATCTGCTGTCTGCGGCAATGCAGGCCCATATTGCAGAGCATGTGGCTTTCCAGTACCGCAAGGAAATCGAAGAACAGCTCGGTGTCCCGCTCCCGCCACCGGAAGAACCGTTGCCGGAAGATGTCGAATACCGTCTGTCGCAACTGGTTGGCCCTGCCGCCGACCAACTGCTGGGCAAAGACCAAGCCGAAGCTCAGGCCGAGAAGAACGCGCAAGAGTCCCAAGACCCCATCCTGCAATTGGAAATCCAGAAGCTGGAACTCAAGAAACAGGAAATGCAGGACAAGAACCAGCGCGAGATGGCGAAAATCAACGCCGACCTCGAAAAAGCCAAGCTCAAGGCCCTTTCCGACGAAAACCGCATCAAGTCGCAAGAGCGCATGGAAGGCACCCGTTTGGGCGTGGAAATCGCCAAAAGTCGGAGCCAGCAGGCGCTTACCGCTGAACAAGTCGCCAACAAGGCCAAAGAAGCTGGCATGCGCTTAGGCATGGACATGCTTGCCAAGCAGGAAGACTTGCGCATTCGGAACAAGCAAATCGATATGAGTAATCAAGTGCCAAGTGGTGGAGATAACGAATGAGTAATGACTCTGTGACCGGTTATATCCGCAAAAAGCTCCGCGAAGAGATGAACGCCGTGGCCGACCATATGGCCTCTGGCGGATGCGCCAATATTGACGAATACCGCTATTGTTGCGGGAAAATCGAGGGGTTGGCGGTTGCCGAGCGAGAAATACTTGACATCGAGAAAAAATTGCAAGATGATTAAACGCAGTAACGAATTCACTGCATAACGCAGTGCGAACATGACTCCGGCATGCTAACTCTCCGGTGCGAGGCAAAAATGTCAGAAGAAGACACCAAAACAGCAAGTCAGCTCCCCAAGCCAACAGGTTACAAACTTCTCATCGCACTTCCGGATGTAGAGGAAAAAACTGAAGGCGGTATCATCAAGTCAACCCAAACGGTTCAAAACGAAGAAGTTGGCAGTATCGTAGGTTTCGTTCTCGAAATGGGTCCGGATGCCTATGCTTCCGAAGCCCGCTTTCCGAGTGGACCATACTGCAAGACTGGTGATTGGATTGTGATGCGCTCTTACAGCGGTACCCGCTTTAAGGTGCATGGCAAGGAGTTTCGTTTAATCAACGATGACAGCGTGGAGGCAACGGTCGAAGACCCGCGCTCTGTGGTGAAAGTATGACAACTGCCGAAGACAAATTTTTTGGCGTGATGGCTCCCGTGGAACGCCCCGGTGCAAACAAAGTGGAATCTGAAGACAATGATGTCCTTGTTGACATTATTGACGACCTGCCCAAAAAGCCCGACCGGGCTGGCGGAGCGGCAGATGACCATGATGAAGACGAACTGGCTGGCTACAGCGAGAAGGTACGCAAGCGTATCGGTAAGCTGAAGTACCAACAGCATGAAGCAGAGCGCCAGCGGGAAGCCGCCGAACGCATGCGCGAAGAAGCCATCAGCTATGCCCAACAGCTTGCCACTAAGAATCAACAGTATGAACAACTGATTCAGCGTGGCGAAGGCGCACTGGTACATCAAATCAAGACCCGCGCCCAGCTTCAACTGGACGCCGCAAAGTCGAAGTACCGTGATGCCTACGAGCAGGGCGACACAGACAAAATCATCGCCGCGCAGGAAGAACTCCTGACGGCCCAAACCGAATTCCGTGAAGCTGAAAAGCACGAACGCACGCTCCAGTCACGACCCAAACCGCAAGCCCCGGCCCAAGCTCCTGCCCAAGCCGTTCAACCACAGCAACCCCAGTTCACCCCGCCGGTACCAAGCGAGAAAGCTCTCAAATGGTCCGAGCGCAATCCGTGGTTTGGACCAAAAGGCAACAAAGAGATGACGGCATTGGCCTATGGTGTACACGAACGACTGATTCGTGATGAAGGTTTTCAACCGGATACGGAAGAATACTACAATGCAATAGACGAGGCAGTTCGGACTCGGTTCCCCGAACACTTTGAGCAGGAGGCCCCAGTGCGCCAGACCCCTCAACGCCAACCCAACTCGGTGGTGGCACCTTCCAAGCGAAGCAATGCCGTAACACCGCGCAGAATCCAACTGACTGCTACCCAAGTCTCTCTCGCTAAGAGGCTCGGCTTAACGCCGGAGCAGTACGCCAAACAACTCATCAAGGAGAGCAATAATGGCTGAAGAGCGCACAGTACGAGTAGAGCGGAAAGATGAAGTCCGTCCAACGGACACATGGCTACCGCAATCCTCGCTTCCGGTTCCCCAACCCCGTGAGGGCTGGGTACACCGCTGGGTACGAACCTCGTCACTCGGTCGCGCCGACAACACCAATGTCTCTCGCATGATGCGTGAAGGTTGGACGCCGGTCAAAGCCGAAGATTATCCGGAACTCCAAATCCTGTCCGACCACAATTCCCAGTTCAAGGGGAATATCGAAGTGGGTGGACTGCTCTTATGTAAGGCACCGGAAGATATGATGAAGTCCCGCCAGCAGTATTACCAGCAACTTTCGGATAGGCAAATCGAAGGCGTGGACCGTTCCTTCCTTCGGGAAGGTGACCCCCGTATGCCGCTCCTTAATCCGGAGCGTAGTACGAAAACATCGTTTGGTCGCGGTTAAAGGCGACTACATTCCCACACTTTTTAAGAGGTATTCAACATGGCATCTGGTACTGAAGTATCAGTCCCCTATGGACTGAAACCGATTAACCTTGTCGGTGGTCAGGTATTTGCGGGTTCCACCCGTATGTACCCGATTCAATACGGCTACGCCACGAGCATCTTCAATGGTGATTTCGTGAAAGTCGTTCGAGGTTCGGCCACCCGTGCCGCGATTGGAGCAACAACTGACTCCAACGCTATTACGGGTGTTTTCTTGGGTTGCTCGTACACGGACCCGACCACTAAGCAAAAACGCTTCTCGCAATACTGGCCCGCTTCCACGCTGGCTGGCGATGCTGTCGCGTACATCAATGACGACCCGGATACCGTTTACAAAGCGGCTGTCTGTTCGTCTGGTGTGGTTATGGCCTCCGGCGCTTACGCTCTGGTCGGCACCAACCTGTCGGCTATCGACAACACCGGTAATGTAAACACCGGTAACTCGCAGAACGCGATTTTGGCTCCGGATAACACCCCGGTAACCAGCATCCTGCCCCTGCGTGTTCTGGGCGTGGTCGAAGAGACCTCGTTTAGCTTCACGGCAACCGGCTCGTCCTCCGGCGCAACCCTGACCCTCACCGGTTCGGGAACCCCGCAGGCCATTCCGGTGGGTACCAGCGTTGGCTACTACGCCGCGAACGGTGAACTGATTCAAACCGGTTCGTTCGTGGATACCGCCGCCGCTGTTGGCGACACCAGCATTGTGCTGAATGCCGCCATCGCTGTCCCCGGTTCTGTCACTGCAATCCCGGCCTCCTCGACTGTCGTGTTCACGGTTTTCCGCGAACTGCTGGTCAAGGTGAATGTTCTCACCCACGGCTACTACAGTAGCGTAACTGCCTAAAGGAGCTAAATCATGGCAATTTCACGCGCCCAGATGTTGAAAGAACTCCTTCCGGGTTTGAACGCCCTGTTCGGTTTGGAGTATGAGCGGTACGAAGAAGAGCATACGCTCATCTACGAAACCGAGTCCTCGGAAAAGGCCTTTGAAGAAGAGGTCAAACTCTCCGGATTCGGCACCGCTCCGGTTAAAGCTGAAGGTCAAGCCATCGCGTATGACAACGCGCAGGAAGCCTTCGTTGCCCGCTACAACCACGAAACCGTTGCTATGGGTTTCTCGATTACTGAAGAAGCAATCGAAGATAACCTGTACGACCAGCTATCGGCCCGTTACACTAAGGCTCTGGCTCGTGGTATGGCGAACACCAAGCAAGTCAAAGCGGCGGCTCTGCTCAACAACGGTTTCACCACCTTTAAATCCGGTGATGGTTCCACCCTGTTCAGCACCTCCCACCCGCTGGTGTCTGGCGGTACCAACAGCAACCGCCCGACTGTGGCGGCTGACCTCAACGAGACTTCGCTGGAAGACGCAATCATTCAGATTGCTAACTTCCTCGATGAACGCGGTCTGCTGATTGCGGCCCGTCCGCGCCGTCTCATTGTCCCGTCCAACCTGATGTTCGTGGCCGAGCGCCTGATGGAGACCAGTCTCCGCACCGCAACCGCCGATAACGACATCAATGCCATCAAGAACATGGGAGCAATCCCGGAAGGCTACGCCGTCAATCACTACCTGACGGATACCAACGCCTTCTTCATCATCACTGATGTTCCGAATGGCATGAAGCACTTTGTCCGCTCGCCGATGTCAACCGGCATGGACGGTGACTTCGATACCGGCAATGTGCGCTACAAGGCCCGCGAGCGTTATTCGTTCGGCGTGTCCGACCCGCTGGGTATCTACGGTTCGCCGGGTTCGTCCTGATAACCACAGAGTCACAGCACCACTGGAAAGCCCTCTTCACGGAGGGCTTTTCTTTACTTGACAACTGCCACATGAAAGCGTTTAATCATAGTACCGGGACAACCCCGGCGCACTTGACAGACCCGGCTGACGACATGCAGACAGGTGCGCC